AACGCTGGGATTCTTTCCAAAGATATTGATCGCACCCTGCTACTCACAGGATGCTACGGTTGCGACAGCGCTTACTGCCATGGCTGCCAAGGTTCGTGCGATCGCGCTAGTCGATTCGCCGCCAGCGACATCGGCGGCCACTGCGATAGCCAATCGCGGAGTGGTCGGCAACGGCTTTGCAACCTCGAGCAGCCGAACGGTTCTCTGCTATCCGCAAGAGACTTTCTTTGACACGGGGATTGTACCGACGGGAGTGACGCTGAACGCGTCGGGATTACCGCTGACGTCGCAATTCAACGCGAACACGGTCGGGCCGTACTCGCAATGGGTGGCGGGAGCGATGGCGGCGAAAGATCTCGCGCAGGGCTATTGGTGGTCGCCGTCGAATACGGAGGTGGATGGAATGCTGGGGCCCGACGTTCAGCTCTATGCGTCGATTCTCGACGCGTCGTCGGACGTCAACAGTTTAAACGCCGCGGGAATAGTGACTGTGTTCAATGCGTTCGGTACCGGCCTGCGGGTCTGGGGAAACAGAAGCTCGGCGTTCCCGACGTCAACCACTCCGGACAACTTTATCTCAGTCCGACGCACCATGGACGTCATCGAAGAATCGGTGGAGCTCGCGATGCTGCAGTTTATCGATCAACCGATCTCGAACGCGCTGATCGACGCAATCCTGGCTAGCGCGAACGCGTTCATCCGATCCCTAATCCAGCGCGGAGCATTGGTCGCGGGCGCGGCCAGCTTCAACCCGGCGGAGAATCCATCAGCGCAGATCGCAGGCGGTCAGCTGGTTTTCGATATCGACGTAATGCCTCCGCCACCAGCGGAAAGAATCACTTTTGAGGCATTCATCGATGTGACGCTGCTGCAACAGTTGGGACAGACGAGTCCGATTACTGTTGCGGCGGGAGCCACGGCGTAACTCCGTCGGACGCTAGAGGAACAAAATGAATATCCAGATCAACTCACTGACTAATGCGAATATATACATCGACGGTGTCGGCCTGCTGGGCCGGGCCGAAGAGATCGAGATCGCCAATCCCAAGCACAAGATGATCGACTACAAGGGGCTCGGGATGGCTGGAACCGCGGAGCTGTGGGCAGGGGTGGAAAAGCTCGAGTCGAAGATCAAGTGGTCGTCCTTCGACGCGGAGACGCTCACGATGTCGACAAGTCCGTTCCAGACACATTCCTTCCAGGCGCGCGGGAACCTCGAGCAATACACCAGCCAGGGACGAACTGCGCAGCTTCCGGTCGTGTACCTGATGACGGGCGTCTTCAAAGATGCTGGAAGCCCGACTTTCCGCCAGCATCAAATGGTCGAGACCACGTCAGTAGTAAGTATCTATCACTGCGAATTATTCGTGGCCGGAGTGCAAATATACTTGTACGACGTATTTGCAAATATCTATGTAGTCGGCGGCGTCGACCAACTGAGTAGTTTCAGATCGAATCTTGGAGGTTGAGAACTTCTGTTTCTGAAGCCCAGTGAAGGGAGCAGTGACTAATGAAAATCGACGACACAACGGTGAACGGAGTACGAATAGGTGGCGCGGAAGCGGGGGACGAGCAGACTGCCCGAGCGATCGATCTGCCGTCGGGCGCGCGCGCCGTGGTGCGGAAGGGCTATGGACGAGACCTGATGCGGGCTCAGCGGGCGGCGGCGGGCGGAGACGCGAACGCGGTGGTATTTGCATTGATCGCAGAGGTCACGCGGGTGGAGGGGCGCAAGATCGTGTACGAGGACGTGCTCGAGATGGATCTTGCGGACGTTATGGCGTTGCAGGCGGAGGTGATTGACGAAAATTTCGACCGCCCTCCGCAGCGAGCTTCGCAGGCCTCGTCCAATCCGGAGTCTCAGTCCAGGAACTGAGCGGGATGGACTTTGCGGAGCTGTCGTACTGGCTCGACGCGATGACCGACTATGAACGGATACGCGTCGAACGCGGCGGAGGGGCGAGTGGCGAGTAGTATTTGCAGTGACTATAGGAAGAATGCGCGAACTGAGTAATCACGCGACACGGTGAGATGATGAAAGTAAGACTATTTGTAGGCAATCTGAGTTTCTCTTTGGGCGATGGGGATTTGAGAGAGGCGTTTGCCGAAATCGGTAGTGTAGAGCGCGCTGAGATAGTGCGCGACCGTTTCGACGGACGTTCGCGCGGATTCGGCTTCGTCGAGATGAAGAATGAGAATGAGGCAGCAGTCGCGCTGAGAGCGATGAACGGCAAGGAACTCGCGGGTCGTCCGCTGCGAGTAGAGGCGGCGACGTCGCAACGCCGTCCGTTCGACCGCAACGCGGCGCGGGCATAGTCGAGCCGCGGCGAGCATCAGATGACCAGGCAATCCAGGACAATCAGCGCATCGGCGAGGACGGGTGGACCGAAGGTCGCGCCGGCGCTGAGCGGCCTTGAGCGGTTAAGCAAGGTCGCGCGCGAAAGTGTTCGAATGGCGCGGGCGGCTGCGAGTATAGCGTTGCCAAAAACTTATCGTTGGCAACTTCCCGCAAAGGGCTCGCTCTTGAAGGACAAGCAGGCGTTCGAGGCAGGATTGTCTCTCAGGCGAGAAACTGCGCGCGATGGCTCTGGGACGGGTTCTGCTGGCGAGCTGGGTTGGAGTGAGACAGATAACCTGCGCACGACTGCGAGGGGTGGGCGCGGGTGGAATCGCGCGATGATGCTGGTGAATGCGAGTGCGCGCGCTTCCCGGGAACTTCCGGGATTGTCGCGCGCGATGAATGTCCTGTCACGGGTTGAGCGCTCGGTTGATTTGGGAAAAACGAGCGGCGCGACTGCGGACTCGCGCAAACACGCGACGCTGATGGTGGCTACTGACGCGAGGCGTCGAGGGCGGGGTGACGAAACAGTGCGACCGTCTTTCGCCGATGCGGGAGTGTTGGCCAACGTTCGCGTTGCTCCGTCGATTCGCGGAGGAGTGCCGCCGCCGGGTATTTCGCAGCGCGAATTCGCGCGGCCATCGAGCGATGTCCGGGTTTCGAATGATGGCAGTGGACGTGCGGCGATCACTATCAACTCGTCGCCCACGGTCGTGATCAATGCGGCGGCGGGTGGCGCGGTGCAGCACGATGTGATTGGCGCATTGCGGGCGCATCGTGAAGAACTATTCGATCAATTGAAACGAGAATCGGCGCGGCGCGAGCGCGCGCAGTTCTGAGGAGAGATCGCTTGTTCGCAGTATTGGGCGACATTCAATTCGAAGTGGTTGGATCTCCGGAAGCCTACGAATCCGCGGGGACGTACGATTTCGCCGAGCAGAGGGTGATTGAAAGCAAGCCTCAGCTGCAATGGGTCGGGGACGATCTCGAGCGGCTGAAGTTTGAGATCATGTGGCACGCATCATTCACTAATCCGGCCGCGCAGCTGGCGCAATTGCGAGCGACAGCGGGGGAGCATCTCGCATTGCCGCTGGTTTTCGGCAATGGCGGGTTCCGCGGGTTCTTTGTTGTCGAATCGATCAACGTTAAATCGCAGCAATTGTCGGCAAGCGGCGCGCCGATCGCGATTCGGGTTTCGCTCGCACTCAAGGAATGGAGCGCGGACTCGATTTTGCTTTCCAGCGCGATGCCGGCAACGGGGGTATCGCCGCTGGGAATTGCGACGACATTGCAGGGCGCGGCGGGCGGCGGGGCGAATGTACTTACGCCAGGTGTGTCGGCGTTACTGAGTATACCGTCGGCCTCCGGTGCGAGTGGGCCCAGTCTTGGAGCGGGCGATGTGCCGGCGACGGTTATCGTCAGGAGCACAGGGCGATGACGCCGTCGGCACAGTTCATTCTTCATATCACGACGGCGGGTGAGCGGTGGGATCTGCTGGCGTGGCGATACTATGGCGATCCGACTGACTATTCGCCGATCATAATGGCTAATCCGAATGTGGCTATTGAGCCGGTGTTTGATGCGGGCATACCGATAGCGGTGCCACTGCAGCAGAAGAGTTCCGTAGTCACGGCCAACTTGCCGCCCTGGAAGCTTTCGCAAGCGGTGAGTGGGTAATGGCGGCGGCAGCATCTTATGTAGTTCGCGCACCGCAGTGGATACTCACTTACTCGGGGGTGAATATCTCCGCGGACGTATCGCAGATGGTTGTTGCGATCAGGTATGTCGACAGGCTCGACGGTGCTTCCGGCGAGCTGGAACTCGAACTCGAAGACTCGACTAAGCAGTGGCAGGGAACCTGGTATCCGGCGCTGGGGGACATAGTCAGTCTGCAAATTGGTTACAGCGGGGAGTTTTTGCTGGACTGCGGTGAGTTTCAGATTGATGAGCTGGAGCTCGACGGACCCCCCGACGTGATGAGGCTGCGCTGCCTCGCCGCGTACATCACGAGCGCGATGCGCACGGCGAATACTGTCGCATACGAGAATATTGGCATCGTGGAAATCGCGGGGAAGATTGCAGCGAAATATGGGCTGAGGCTGGTGACGGCGTCATCGGAGTCCGAGAGCGACATCGTGTTTGCGCGTGTCACTCAACGGCGTCAGATGGATTTGGAGTTTCTGAAGCGTCTAGCGAGAGAGCACAACTTTGATTTTTCAGTGCGCGCGGGGCAGTTGGTGTTTTACCAGCGGCCGGTGCTCGAGTCGGTAGCGGCGGCCGCGGTGATTACACGAGCGGACACGATTCGATTCTCATTTCGGAACCGGGCGCGTCGAATTTACGATGCCGCGGAGTTCTCTTACTTCGATCCCGATACGAAAGAACTGATTACTCAGTCGGTGTCGACGGACCAACCTTCGCCGACGCCCGATACGCTCAAAATCGTGGCGCGCTGTGAAACTGCGCAACAAGCGCAGGTGAAAGCCGAAGCAGCGCTTCATCTGCACAACATGGTGTTGGTGGATGCCTCGCTTGAAGGACCGGGGAACCCGGCGCTGGTGGCGGGAAGCAATGTGCAGCTGAGCGGATGGGGCGCGCTGGATGGAAAGTACCTAATCGAGACGGCGAAGCATCATCTGGCGCGAGCGACGGGTTATAGAACCTCGATTGCGGCGCGAAGGATTAGCGCATGAATGAAATAATCGAATACCGCGAGCGATTTGCCTCGTTGAATCCAACGTTCCGTGTAGGAATCGTGCAACAGCAGGATCCGGCGCATGCCAAGGTGCGCGTGGTGTTTCCGGACTACGACGAGATGATCAGCTGGTGGCTGCCGGTGGTCTTCGCAAAGACGCAAGACGATAAAGTGTATTGGATTCCGGACATCGGCGAGCAGGTAGTGTGCCTGATGGATCTGCGCGACGAGGCTGGCGCGGTGCTGGGCGCGATCTATTCGAGCGCCGACACGCCGCCGGTGAACAGTGCCGATAAATTTCACATCGCGTTCAAGGACGGTGCGCGCTTCGACTACGATCGCGTCGCGCACATTCTCGATCTCTTTTTCGAGGACACCACGGAGTTCAAGTATGATGCGCGGATTCATCTCCTCGATCTGAAATTTCAGGACCAGGCGGAGCTCAAGTACGACGCCAACGCTCATGTTCTGAGCGTGAATCTGCCGCAGGGCGCTGGGTTCAGTCTTAATGCGAACGGCGCGCAGATTCAGATCGACTCGAGCGGCAACGTCATCATCAAGAGCGCGGGACAGGTACAAATCGGGAACGGCCCGCTGGCGGGTGTCGCGCGGCTTGGCGATCAAGTTCAGGTCGGCGAAGCGACGGGCACGATCGTGTCGGCAAGCACCGATGTGCTGGCGGGATGACGATGGCAGCAGGAGCAATCACGCTGGCGGATATCAGGTCGGCAGACTGGTCTCTGGCTCTGGGAGCCATCGGTGAGGTGGTAGAGGGGATCGCCGACGTCGAGCAGTGCCTGGGGATAATAGTGACGACTCCGCGCGGGAGCGATCCGCTGCGGCCGACGTTTGGCGCGGATATCTGGCGGTACATCGATTTTCCGATAAGCCGGGCACTGCCCGCAATCGTCAGCGAACTGACCTCGGCGATCACGATCTGGGAGCCGCGGGTAAATCTTGTTTCGGTGACGGTGCAACCTGTCAACGATGCGACAGGGCAGTCAGGGGCGCATCTCGACGTCATACTCAACTGGCAGCTCAAGCTGGGCGTCGCTGCGGCTCCCGTGCAAATCACGACCGTGACAATCCCGGGAGCGACGGTCTAGCGGGCCGCGCCGACCGCGATGAAAGGATGAGTTGATGGGTGCAGGAATTCCATCGCTGCCGCCGCCAGTGTTCGTCAACGACGCGGACGGACTCGATCCAAATCTTATCCTTGCGGATATGATTGCCGAGTTCGAAGCAGCATCGGGCAGAACGCTTCAACCGGCGCAGGTCGAGCGGCTGCTGATCAATTTGTATGCGTACCGCGAATCGCTGGTGCGCAACGCAATTCAGTATGCGGCCGAGCAGAATCTGCTCGCCTTCGCGTCGTTTCCGATGCTCGATTATCTCGGTCAACTGCTGAGTGTGACCCGACTGGCGTCGCAGCCCGCGGTGACGACGCTTCAATTCACACTGACTGGCGCGCTGACGGTGCCGTTCACGATACCCGCGGGAACGCTGGCCGGCACCAGCGACGGGCAGTTTGCATTCGCGACCAGTGCGACAATCATCATTGCGGCCGGCGCAACTATCGCGAGTGTAGCGGCGGCGGCGACCGCTCCAGGAGCGGGTGCGAATGGATACCTGGCGGGACAGATCAATGTCCAGCTAAATCCCAACGCCTTGATCGCGAGCGTGAGCAACACGAGCACGACGACCGGCGGCTCTGCTCCCGAGACGGACGATCATCTGCGCACGCGCATCCAGGCTGCGCCGAATCAGTTCAGCGTCGCGGGGCCGATCGGCGCGTATCGGTTTTTTGCGATCGGCGCCGATCCCTCGATCGCCGATGCGCAAATTGTCAGTCCCGTCCCGGGATCGGTCAACGTGTACGTGCTGACGGGACCAGTGACGCAACAGCCGTCGCCGGCGCCGAACAGTGCGGGAGTCGCGAACTCCGCGCTGCTCGCGAAAGTTGCCGCGGTGCTGAATGCCGACACGATGCGTCCGCTGACCGACACTGTGAACGTGCTCGCCGTGACCGAGGTGGACTACCAGATCACGGCGACGGTGACGCTCTACTCGGATGCGGATCCGACCGCGACGATCGTCGCGGCGACGACGGCCGTGCAGGAACTCGCGCTCGAGCTAGCCGCCAAGATTCAGCGAGACATCGTGCCGAGCCAGATAATTGCGGCGCTTTCGGTCGTCGGCGTCTATGGGGTGACGCTCTCGTCACCGATCTTGACTCCACTGACCGCGGGCCAATGGGCGAACTGCACGATGATCTCGCTGACGGCGGCGTTCAGCACGGAGCATAGCTGATGCCCGAGTTGTCGGCCGCGCCTTCGATCAACGATACGCGCACGCAGGCGCTGCTGGTATTGATCT